GTTCCGTAGATAACTGGAGTGATTGAAATGGTATTATTCGGATCTGTAATTCCACACCCGACTGTCCAGTAGTTGATGACAGGATTTGGTCGCCAGTAAAGTTTTAGCCAGTTACTCGATCCCCCTACCCCATGCCACATTGCGGCACCAGAAATCCAAAAAGGACCAAGTGGTTTGATAAATCCTACCATGCTAAGGTAACGAGTTGGGATGACGGGCCTACCATATGACTTGGCCCAGGTTGTTGGAATCGCAGTATCATTATGTCCAAATCCTGGAGTGCTCCAAAACTTAATGGTAGGGTCATCGGTTGGCATTATTAGTTGTAAGACTCCATTGATTGCTATGGGACTATAATCAATGATGGTAAGACCAGCTCCCTCATTAAATTTAAACCAGCAATATAAACTAATTATATTTGGTGGAGTATAAATGAGCTCACCAGCGGAGTGCTCTCGTGAACGATACTTAATCGGAGATGCTTCCAGAGGTGAGACGACATCTGTTCGATACTTATCTGGAACAGCTTCCAATGGGGAATGTATTTTTGATCTATAACCTGTCATAATCAATACCATAGAACTTCGTAGCTGTCAACAAATTCACTCGCAGCATTATTTGTCCACTCCACCTTAACACTTGCTAAGGTTACTCCTGTTGTTGGATCAACGTAAAGTGTTTCATCCGTTATCACTATCCCAGTAACCATCGAAGGTTTAGGAGCCGCTGCGGATAGCCAGATAACAATAGGAGACCAAGGTGATTGAATGAAGCCAATTCCGTAAGCTTTGACACGAAATTCGTATTCAGTGGAGAAGAGAAGGTCTCGGAAGGTAACTTCATTTGAAGAACTCCACCATTCACTCCAGTAGATTGTGGTACGTTTTCGAATGCCCCACACATAAATGGCTGCATCCTTAACCTTCGTACAGTGAGCCCAGATGTATGCGTCAAAGCCTTCAACTCCAGTCACCACCTTATCAATGATTGTTCGTTCGAGTTCCTTACCAGCAAGACCCGTCTGATCACGCCATTTATCGAGCCAGTTGTAAATGTCCTCAAAGAGAAGATTGGCAGTGGCCTCCGCCTGCTTGTCGAGCATGACAACTTTGGCAACGGATTTCATATTGGAGGTGACTCCAATCTGGCCCATTGTACGAGAGAACGAAAACTCCAACGCTTCGTTGCTGTCATTCTGAGACCAAGATAGGTGCCTTTGTAACCAAGGTCGGGAACGCCAAGTTCGGAACGTTTGTTAGTAGTGGAGTCAATCGTTTCGACAATGTTCTTTGTGCTGTCAACAGTGTCAATGTAAGGTTCAATAGTGAGAGAGACATTCGTTGCTGTCAACTTCTTAGCCCATAGGATGAGTTTGGCAAAGTCTTTGCGAGATTCAGGGGTGTCGAAGTCGTCGTCAGCAGTCTGGATGATAGAGGTAATGTCGACACCAGCATCAGTATCTCCTGTGAAACAGTTGTAAGTGTGTCCTGTTGCAGCATGACCAAGATGGATTGTGTTGACACCACTAACACGTGCAACGTAGCCACAGCGAGCATTCCAACCTGTAATTGTGAACCAAAATCGCTTCGGTACGTAGTAAGCGAGAATGAGAGTGGGGTAAGTGTCACCGGTTTGAGGAATACCAATAAGGATAAAGTTGTTGTAGTAGAGCATCCAACTCGTTCCGATGTAAGCAGAGGGGATGAGGTCGATGTAGTTCTTAACAGAGGTGCCACGGGCGATTGCGGAGTCACTAATGACCTCAAAAAACGACCCATTGAAGCTGATGACACCATTCGTGTCGAGGAAGTAGAATTCATTCTCACCAGCACAAACAGCGAGTGGACCGACACCACTATATATCCTGCTAACATTACGTGGAGAAATCGTAAGATCGTCAGAGTCAAACTTCCATATCGAGTCATTCTTGCCTACGTAAACGAAGTCCATAGCAGAGATGAGCCACTTTATCTCCGCACCGAAGTTAGGTTCGAGTTCAAAGAAGTCGAGGTGATCGTAAATGTCGATACTCTCCTCCTTCGACACCATGATTCCACATGGATACTGTGTGCCATCAAGATCGGTGAGGTTACCAATAATCATACACTTGTCATGACGTGTAATCGCCTTCGGTGTGTAGGGGTAGCCCTCGACAGTGTCTTGAATGTCACCAAGACTGGCCTCTGCAATGTTGTCAGTGTATGTCGTTGTGGATGCAGCGTAGAGAATGGTAAGGAGACGCCATTCTGCTGACGTACCACCAAGACGATAAATCTTCTTAGAGGCAATGCGGGTTGAACCAGGTATGGGGATGTTAGTGAGGTCAACCTGTTGTGCTGTCACCACCACCCCCGTTATTACAGAGGTGGAGATGTCAGCATAACTATCTCTCACATCAGATATAACCGATGGATCACCCTCCCATCCATCGATGGTCACAAAGGTGACTCGATACCAGTATGTGCCAGTGAGGTTACCAGCGGCAACGTTGACAGCGGGAATCGGACCGGTCTTCTCCAAGCGACAAAAGTCAAGGGTGGAAGAGACTGCGACGGTCGATGTCACACGAAGTCTTATCGCTGCAATACTACTCCAATTTGCCATTGCACCAACGTTGGTGAAGGCTATTTTACGTACCTTAAACTCGAAGGCAACGTTTGGAGCGGAGGTAACGTCCCAGTCAGCAAGGGTGTCGAGTTGGATGGTGTAGTATTTGGCAAAGCCGACGTCACCTAAGTCGAGGTAACAGTTGGTATAGGAAGCGTAAACACCTCGAATGAAGTAGATGGAGATGTAGTCGTAGGTAGAGGAGGTAGAACCGTCGGTGTGCAGGGTGAGATTAACCGGAGCAGTGAGGGTCTTTGTTGCTGTCATTGCAACGGCACCACTCGTAGTGAAGTCAATACATTGCGTGCCATAAATTTGATTGGCTTTGTTAGTTGTGGCGGTACCATTGACCATGCCAGCAGTCCAGGTTGTTGTGTCTTCGAAGTTCTCGATGAGTTTGTAGTCTTTGGAGGAATCAATACCAATGGTGTAAGGGGTGTCACCGTAACGGTAAGCGACCATTTTGTTAACTTGATCACAGACGATGGCAGTGTCGTTGAATTGCATGATTCGACAGAGGGTGTTGGTGGAGAGGCCACTATAACGTTCTGTAAACACTCCAGCATCTCCTGTGTAGAGTTTGCCATTGGAGACAGCGAGTTCGAGGTTGAGAGTGAGAGTGGGAGCGTAGTGGGCGATGCCAAAGACACCGCTCGAAGCGGGTAAGACAGTTGCGTTGTACTTCGCCCACCCTTCTCTCGTGTCGAGGGATGTCTTACGAGGGAGCATGTTTTGAACGAGTTTGACGATTCCAGGTTGAAGAGAGGTGGAGTCGTCGGATGAGTTCATACCGAGAATAATTTTAAGAGAGCGAGGGGCGGTTTTAGGTGGCACCTTGCTGTCCTCCTTGTTCTATTTGTGGCATTGGCAACCCCACACCTGCTGCATACTCTTGATAGAAACCCATAGCGAGTTGTGAGTCACGATTCTTTATTGACCAGCGATAACAGATGTAAGGGATGAGGTAACGATGTTTGTTCTCTGCGAAGTTAGGAGAGGCAAGATCGGTATACAAACCACTATCCATCGCTGAGTAGAGCATTGTGTATGTGCCGACGCCGCCATAGATGGTGAGAGGCGTGTCGTAGAGGATAGCAGTAGTGAGGGATGAAACGAGTTCTCGACAAATCCAAGTTACGGTGTGGTCAGTCTGCTTCGTTCCTAAGGTTGTTGGCCAAACCGGTTCGATGATGTCAGAGAGACCTCCTGTGAGACATTCATACATGTAACCATTGGCGACGGAGGGGGTGACGTAGGTGAAGGTGTGAAGACCAGAGGAAGGCCAAGTGTTGTAAGTAGTGGAAGCGTACCAAGGAGAGAGAGTGATGGGAGATTGAGAGTGGTAGTAGAAGAGAGGAACGCCAATGACTTTGTAAGTTCTTCCAACGTTCATAGCTTCGATTAAGTCGAGGGGGGAACCGTTGTGGTTGAGAAAGTTCTTTGCAGCGAGGAAGTCCCAAGGACAGTTGTAAGTAGAGACATTATTCAAGACAGTGAGAGAGAGAGGTTTGGTGTAGATAGCTCCTTTTGTGCACATGTCTTTAATACCGTCGTTGATCCAGTTGTTAACATCATCAACAGATGCATAAGAAGCTGAGGCCGTCTTCTCAGCCATCAACGTACGTGCTTCGAGAATAATTTGTGATCGATTCATTCACACCTCCTGGTTCATAAGATGAGGCAGATAGTTATCTCATTAGTTTGTGGTACTTTTTAGCCAAGTGTCTAAAAACTGCAGGGTAATCTTTAAAGAATGAAGACCCTTCGAGATAATAGCCATACGTCTCAGAAAACAACTCAGAGGCGTTATGTAAACTTACGTCTGACCGATTTTCTAATTGACTTAGTACTTCTTTTGACAGTTTATCATATGCATTCGTTAAAACTGCTCGATCTTCAGGCTGCATCATGTAAAACATTTCATGTCCTACTTCGTGTGGAATAAGGTGAGGTGTTACTTGCGAAGGATCAACTCCAATTTTTGTCGACGTTCTCCAAAGAGGTGCGCCTGATCCGTGTTTGGACCAAATTGCTCCACTAGCTAAAGGGTGTGTCTTTGTATAAGATTCTTTTCCTATATCTTTATACGTACCAAGCATACCTACAGACTGTCTCACCTTCCTTGGAATTCGCATCGCTACTTCCTGCATCCATGCACCAAGTGAGGGTCCTCCTACTTTTGCTGCCAACTTTTCTAAACTGCTTGCAAGTGCTCCTTTGGATAATGCAAATGGTGTTGGTGTGATATAACTACTTATATCATACGGGTCAGGCATAATATACTTCAATCCTGGTACCTTCTCAGTCAAATCCATTAATTGTCGCTGTGTCTCTGATTGCTTAACGTATGACATATCTATCTCCTACTCAATACTATCGTGCGAAGCCCAAAACGTATCCGACACCGGTGCTGTCTCCCCTCCCATCTTATCCTTCACTCTATCCTCTCTCGATGCGAGTTGATAGTCTTCATCCTTCGTCGCATCAAGAATGGTTTGGTAAACCATAACTTGTTCAGACACTCTCTGCTCCCATCCCACCTTCGGTTCTAATGTTGCTTTCAAGCGATAACATTGTAAGAGAGCATGGTTTTCAACTAAGTCTTCTGGTAAGATAGGAGAGGTCGTAACGAGAAGAGGTGTGACCTTTCTCTTCCCATACCCTCTCAATGGGTAGGTATTGTCAGGTACGGGATAGACCTCAACCTGAAGATTGCCATTCGAGTCATAACCAGCGTAGGCATAATAACAAGGCTCACCTGACATTGTTCTCGCTGGGTCGGCTTTGTTGAAGAACCATTGACTCTTCTTTACCAACGACACGTTGTAAGCAATGTCAAAGAGGAGTTTGAAGTCGCTGCTTAGAGAGTAGATGATTTTGAAAGTTGAGTATGTAGTTGCTGCCGTCAACACCAATCCTGTCCAATCTCTCAACACAATGTTAGGAGCAAAGTAAGAGGCGATTTCAAAGATGGAGTCAGAGTAATGCACCCTCATATGTCTCCCTACGAAGGATGGATCGAAGATTGCACCTCCACCTGGAGTCACCGTTCCATCTGCTGTGATCGTCACCGTACCTGTTGAGTATTGAGGAATGGTGTGTGTCGTACGTACGACATTCAACATATTCCACTCCATCATGGCGAGTTGACGGTAGGAGTCTTGAATGGTTGACTCGATGAGAATGGGGTTGAGACCAGGTACAAACCTTAGGATGTTATTCTTCATCGATGACAGCGACATTTGCTTACCTCCACTAAAGTAATAACCCAATCAACGAAGGAATGTCCTTCAACACGTTTGGAAAGTATTGTTGGAGTGTTGTGACAACCAGAGAACCTAACATTCTAACTCGAAGACCAAGAGATGCACCGAGTTCAAAATCTGTCCATTGGGTCTTCGTAGCTAAGATATCCAATTCATCCATTGCCTTGACAGCTTGAAAAGGAAGTTTACCAATGTTCTCACCAAGTGACGCTCTTATAAAACCTGAGTTGAGAGACCAAGTAGAGAGAAAGTCTTTAGCAAGTTGACGAGATGCTTCTGCGTTCTTAATATCCCATTGACCCGTCTTTGCAATCCCTCCTCTTATGTAAGAACATCCTTGCGTCATTGTTATGGGAACAAGAAGTAATACGATAATAAGAAATTTTTTCATCTAACGTCTCCTTTCATGTTAGTAGGGAGTACAAGTTTAGGTACGACAACTTGTTGTGGTTTGAAATCTTTCACCAAATCACGAGCGATTTCGAGTAAGCCATAACAGAGCACCTTGTCGTGAAGTGGACCATGAATGTTGATTTCACCGTTTGGTGCGACGATGATTGTGAATGTGAGTCCCTCTGCACCTGGTGGCACACTTTTTAAACCTGCATTATTACTCATTCTAAGCTCCTTTCTTCTTCGTGCGTTTGCGCCCATTACACTCTCCCAATGTCATGCAACCACTCATCAAAACGCTCCTTCGTCCTTCCCCAACCTGGTATCTCGTCTGCTTCTAACCAACCTTGTGGCTTTCTCCTAAACTGATCTTGTTTCGTTCTCTTGTAAGTAAAGTTATTAGAATGGTTGATGTGGATGGAAGGGTGTAGGGCAGTGTAAGTCTCTATACCACCACAACGATCTTTTACAGGCACACCCTTTGGTGGTGTGAAACCGAGTATTCGATCGTGACCACAACGTTCTTCCTGTGCGAGAGCGAGATGAAAGTGTTTGAGGAGTAAGTTACGATAAGCACACATGAGAGATTCGTCACTGTGATGGTAAGTGAATGCCTGTCCATCCTTGGCACTGACAAACCACTTATTCGTATCGAAACAGAACACATCCTCCCTCGATGGTGTGATGTCAAAGTGAGAAGGATGGTAGAGGATGTCGTGTTCGACAAAGAAAACTACATCCGTTGGACATTCCTCTAACCCTTTTATTGTTTGTTTGTAAATAGAGATAATACCACGAGGATGGTACATGACGAAGTTCTTACCAAAGTCGATTGGGTAGTGAGAGATGGAGACAATTGGAAACCCCCACTCTTTCATACATCGCTTGAGTTGATTGCGACACACCTGCAAGATGCGTTCCTCACAGCGATTATCAGTGTAGTAGATCAATCCTTTACTCACCTATCGCCTCCCGTATGATTTCGTCAAACCTTCCTCTCGTCTTACCCCAACTTGGCACCTCATCCGCACGAATCCACTCAGGAGGGAGTTCGTGACGCTGTGTCTCGTTGAAGTTGAAACGGGAGGTTGAGAGGTTAGAAGAGTGACGGATGTCAAGATTGGGATGCTCTGACTTGAAGGTGCGAATGTGAAAATGTTGCACCCCTTCATATCTCCGTTTACCAATAGCATGGCCCATTGTCTGATGAGAGTAACCAACCTTATCAATCATTGCTAAGAAGTCAGTGAGCCACTTTAATAATGTCTTTCGATAAGCAACGATGTGACCATTACTCCACGAGTAGTAGAAGATAGCCTCTCCCGTTTCGGCGTTAAGAGACCAGCGATTCATGTTGTAATAAATTTCATTGACATTAGGAGGAGTGAAGGCGAAGTGACTTGGGTTGTAGAGAATATCATGTTCGATGAGAAAGACAATGTCTGCCATGCTTGCTTGTAAGCCTCTGACAATTTGTCTGTACATACTGACAGTAGCCCGAGGGATGTCCATGACAATGTTTCTACCGAAGTCAATGGACTTCTGTGAAACGGAAATGAGAGGAAAGTGATGTGTCTCCATGCACCTCTCAAGTTGTTTCTGACAAGCCAAGAGAATATCCTCACGACAGTGACTATCCGTGTAATAGATTAATTCTTTCTTCACTATTTGTTGAGTCCAATCCGGTACTGGATCGAATTTTTTAATCAACCAAGAGATAGGGTGTTTGGCAAGTGACCACTTCCCTTCTAACCATAACTGCTTCGAGCGTTGTCTCGCCTTCGTGATACCAGGGTTGTGGTAGGGAAAGCCAAAGTCACCTCCCTGTGTGCGAAACATATGAGAGAACCAGGTTTTCTTATTGACGGCTAACCTTCCTCCTGAGAGCCATGATTTACAGGCGATCTCCGTACCCATTTGTCCCCACGAGCCATGTTCTTCATCCATCCCACCTAAGTCCCAATAACGTTGACGATGCATCATCCAACATGCACCGATGAGAGACATCGTGTCGGCAATGTCAGCTTTTGACTCCTCTCTCTGTCCAAGTGCTCCCCAGTATTGAAATTTCAAATCACGATCAAAACGCATGAAGTCAGAGCAACGATTGAGGCGAGGTTGCCATACGATGACTCTCTCGAAGGCAGTCTTATTGTCACATTTAGGACATGAGGTTGGTGTTGGGCCTTGATATCGAGTATCACCACATTTCCCACACTTCCAATCGAAGGCGTGGAGGTTGTACATTCGTGGAACGATGGTCCAATCGGGTTCACAATCAGCCACCAACTTCACATCGAATCCCTTATCGAATGAACAATGTGCATCACACTTCATAACGAATTTGGCTTTTGAAAGTCTCGCTGCTTCGTTTGTGGCGGCCCGTTGACCAATGGATTGTGAGTGGTAGATGAGATGAACTCGTGGGTGATCATGAATGGGTGGATCGGGCCAATTACCATCGCAGACAGCGATCACCTCTGTCTCTCCTTCAATGTTTGCAAGGATATTCTCGATGGTTTTAGAGAGAAACATTTCGTTACGGGCTGGAATGAGAACGCTTAGGTCCATATTACTTCCTCTTCATCACTCTCTTTGGCATTTTCTTCATATCTTTCTGCACTGGCATATTACTCACTTCCTTTCATTACTTCACAGATGTGCTCGACATCACAATCTCGCAAAAAGAGATGTAAAGGTAAGGTCAACGCCTGTTGATAAAACTCCTCCATTCCTTTACATCCATTCTCTCTCTCACACTCATTATATATGTGATAAAGATAATTAGGTTTGTAATGGCAACCAAATTGAATGTCATTTCTTGTTAGTGCCCGTACTATCTTCTCTCTATCCTTACACCTCACTTCCATAAGATGGTTAGAACTTTGAGAGTTGGGAGATTGAGTAAGCAGTTGAATCATCTCACACCCATCGAATCCCTTTCTATACAAATCCACTAACTCCTGTCTTCTCTGATTATCTCCATCCACTCTCTTCAACTGTGCCCTACCAATCGCTGCGGTGATGTCGTTCATGTGAGACTTATACCCTAACTCATGAACGTCGTACTCCCAACTATACCCCACATTCGTGCGATCCCTTGTTGATTTGTCAATTCCCAACCACCGCAATCGTCTCGCCTTGTCAGCTATCCACTTCTCAGAAGTGACCAACATCCCTCCATCTCCTGTGGGGAGGTTCTTCACTGCGTGGAAGGAGAAACAGGCGAAGCGAGAGTTAGAACCAATCTTTCTTCCTTTGTAAGTCGATCCACAGGCATGGGCGCAGTCTTCAATCACCTCTGTTCCCTCTTCTCCTTCAATCATCTCATACAACCTATCTATATCCACTGGCTGCCCACCGTAGTGAACTATCATAATCACACCAGGATGGTAAGCAGTCAAAAGTCGTTCCACAGAGTCTAAATCTATGTTGCCAGTCATGGGGTCAATGTCGGCAAAGATTATATCGTATCCGTGTTGGAGTAGAACGTGATTAGTACTGACGAAGGTGTTTGGAGTACTGACAGCCAAAACATCCACACTGTCTAAACAAGTAATTGCTGCCTCCAAAGCTCCTGTGCCTGAGTTAAAGGCCACAGCGTGTTTTGCTCCAAGATAGGATGCGAACTCCTTCTCAAACGCCTCCACCTCTGGACCGAGTCCAAGCCAGCCGGAGTCGAGAACTCGAAGAACACCATCCTTTGCTTCCTGACAGATGTAAGGTTTGAAAAGGGGTATCACAACTCCTCCATTATCTTGTGCAGACGAATGAGGTCTTTGCGTTCACTCTTACTATCCATACCATGTCGATATCGCCAAAGTTTATCGTTTGTCCTTTTAGCCATCACAGTGGCGATACGTACTTTTTTCATTATCACCCTCGCCTTTGGATCGTCAATTGTCTCGGCAAGTTTATACATACGACGGAGAACTTCACAGAGTGACCAATATCGACCCACTTTTTCCATATTGAGAGCTTGACATTCCTTCTCTGTCACTTCTCGTAAAACCTTAATCGGCTCTGCCATTTATGTCACTCCAACCACTTTGAACTCTTCAATGAACAAAGGTAAGGCTTTAAGTGATGAGAGATGTACAACATCTTGATAATAATCCGTATATCCTCCAATGGGCATTAATCGATCGAAGAGAGTGATAAAGCGACCACCTCGTACCGACATTCCTTTTTTAAGTTCATCATTTAGTATCCGTGTCGCAAGATTGCGTTCAGGTTCGGTACCAAAGGATGGATAGCGATTGCCGATAGGCCACGGTGGTGATGGATGTGGACCAATGACAAGGATGTGTTGGTAAGTCAGGGGTATGTCCGTGACGATGGTGTCAATGTCTCGCAGATAGGTCGCACCACAAAGCCTCGCTTCTATCTCAATTTCCTGTTGTAATCCATTACGTTGTGCCCGTTTGTATGCTCTCTTCACGATCCACATACGACAATCAATCTCTCCCCAAACTAGACATAGGAAGTCTTTCACAGAGTTGAAGTAGGTTTTGACAACTTCCCTAACTACAGGCGTTCCATGTTTCCCAAAGTTGACAGCGAGATGTGGTCCAACGTGGTAGCACCACCAATTAGGTCTGTATAGACTCTGTACCCGTTGCGGCCAAAGTGGAGCAATCCAACGCTTAGATAAGCCACCGAAGACCGAAACATTACTATCACCAATGAAATGTAGGTTCGTCTCTTTCAAAGGATACAATCTCCACAGATAGGATGCTCTGTTCTCTCAATCGTTAACTGTTGTGCAAACTCTTTATAAACTTCACTCATTAGAATTGCATTATACTTATCTCTCTTCAAATCTCCCAAGATGTGAGCGGTTGGATGTGCGCAACATGGCACAGCATACCCATCTGAATTGACATAAAACGTTGCACCAGAAAAAGCATCTTTAATGAAGTGACAAGCCTTGTTCGTAACAGCAGGCTTAACTTGTTTGACTCCTGGTAAGTAAAGATACCTGCGATAACTTGGTTCCCAATCATTTGGCGTGAGTATCTGATTCCATCGCTCACGTCCTGTCTTTGTCCGACCAATAATTCGAGTCCTCAACTTCAAATTCGGTGCATATTCGTCTCTAAGCCTCCTTCCAGTTGAAAGAAAATTCATCAACACGTCCCATTTTGCAGGTGGTCGAAGTCTTTCATAATCTTCTTTTGTCCCATTTCCATCACAACTTACCACCAATATATCCAATTCACCTGTCTTAAAGAGGTCAGTTATTTTAGAAAAGTCCTGATATTGACCATTTGTGGATATTTCCAAGCGACTATACTCTCTCCACCATGTTTGTTTAGGTATCTCAAGAACCAACTCGATGAGATTTGGGTGGAGTAAAGGTTCTCCGAAGTTAAATAAACGAAGAAGAGAGATGGCGGCAACATCAAAATTCTTCAAACAGGTTGCGAAGTCAGTGAGGGAGATAAAGGAAATCCCTGTATTGATGGCAGAATTTGGACAACCAATACATTTCAACTGACACCCACTAACTATGTCAAAACCTAATCTACGCAGTGTTTTAACCATTACTTCCTCACCCAGAACCAACTGGGATGAATGTCGTTGGTGATGTACCATTGAGTGATTGAGTGAGCGTAAGTGTAAGCATTGACAGCTTCCACTACACCAATCTTGGAGATGTGAAAGTAGTCATGTCCAGAGACAATGCCTCCAATACGTACCTTGCGATTCCATGTTATGAGATCGATCATTATGTCGTCGAAGAGGTGAGAGGCATCGATGTAAACGAAATCGAGTGAACCATCCTTAACCTCCTTCGCTGCATCGACACTTAACATACGTTTCACTTCAATATCACGTCCAACCAACCGTCCCATAGCAGAGTCGTAACGAGACTGTTTCAACTCTCCCAACCAAGGGTCGACGCAGATTAAGTGAAGGTTGGGGTTGGCGTCTAATAAGACCTTAGCGTTTTCCCCTTTATACACTCCAACCTCTGCTCCTAATTTGTAACCAAGTTCGTAGAAGAGTGTGGCAAGATCGTTGCGAGAGAAGGTGTTGGTTTTACTACTAAAAGGTAAAATACCCCCTTTCATGCGAAACTTATGCCAAATGTGTCGATCTACGTCCACGATGGGACTGGCGCAAATTTCCCTATCAACCAAGAGAGGGGATGAGTCTGTTTGGGCCATAGGTTCTGTCTCCATACCTTATTTGCATACTCAATAGATTTAGCACGAGCTTCCCTACGTTCTGGATAATCGGTGGAAGGTTTGGACCAGTGAGCATACCATGTACTACGGTTGAGAACGCAGCGCCCACCAGAGAGCCAAACTTTGAGACAAATCTCCTGCGCTTCACGTCCTGTCCAGCCGTAGTTGATGTCGTCCTCACCTTCGATCTTTTCAAACAACTCTTTACGCATGAACCAACATGAACCTTGTGTGGTCATGAGATCAGCAATGGGTTGGCCATTGACTCTCTCTGCATACTCAGGCCAATCCTTACCTTTTAATGTGTCATGGTGGATGTATTGGAATTCGTGTATTTCGTTCGTGCGTTCCCACTTCTCAACATTCAACCCATAACGAATGGGGACAATTAACCAATCGGATTCGCAACCCACCTTCAACTTCTCATCGAAGGCTTCGTCGAAAAGACAGTGAGCATCGCATTTTAGAAGGTAGTCACCTTTAGCGACGCTGGCTGCGGAGTTGATTGCAGAACGCATACCTTGTGAGGCACCTCTGTGAATGAGAGTGAGGTTAGGGTTGTCTCGTAGGGTTGGCGATGGCCACCAACCATCCAACACAACAATAACCTCAACCTCTCCCCTTACTTTCTTAAAGAGGTCAGAGAGCATTTGTTGAAGGTAAGATTCATTGCGTGCTGGAATGAGAATTGAGACTTTTTTCATATCCTAACCTTATGCCCCAGTTGGTGATGGACTTGCTGAGATAGATGGACTTACCGAAGCACTTGGGCTCCACGATGGACTCACACTGGCTGAGAGACTTGCAGATGGACTCACCGATGGAGAGAGTGAGGCAGAGATTGAAGGCGATACACTCAGAGAGATTGAAGGTGAAAAACTGGGCGATACACTCGCACTTATGGATGCTGATGGACTCACACTTGGTGACACCGAAGCACTAATACTTGCACTTGGTGAGACACTCGGACTCTCACTCGCACTGATTGATGCACTCGGAGAGGGAGATAAACTCACTGATGCCGAGATACTTAGTGAGACACTCAGTGAAATACTCGCTGATATACTCAACGATATACTCGCCGATGGACTCTGTGAAGCACTCGGTGAGAGTGAGATCGATGGTGAGATCGATAGTGAGATTGATGCGCTGGCCGACTGTGATGCACTTATCGACGCCGATGGTGCTGTTCCAGCTACGTGTAACCAACTTGCCCAGTCAGCAGTTACATCCGTGAGCACCCAAAAATCATTTGCAGTGGTGTCGAGCCAAAGAGTTGGTACGGTGTATGTATTATCATCCTCCGTTGGAGGATCGGACTTTATCACATACTCTAAATAATTCCTTCCCCAAACTCCTCCTCCAGTTCCCCAAGCCATTTCTCTACCTCCTTATTGTACACAAAGATACATTGTTACGAGTGAGTCCACCTCGTTCCCTGCATTACCACGAACGACGAAACGTATATAAGGAAGGTAAGGTGGAATGAAAGAGTAAATCCGAACGGTCTCAACATTCATCGTTGTGATAATATCAGCAGCACCAACTGGTGTGGCAAAGTGAGCAGCGGTGTCATCGTAGGACATCTCGTAGTAGAAACGTAAATTAGGTGTCCCGAGAACAGAGGTGGCCTGTATCCATGCACTGAACGATCCACTCACGTGCTCAACTTTGAAACTTGCACTCGTAACGGTGGCGAGACCATTACAAAGTTCGCCTGACCAAACCTGCATTGCACCTAAGAGACCAACAACATAATTTGACATTTCAGTCTCCTCAGAAGAAAGAAGGGAGAGCGAAGTCTCCCTTCTGTGAGATTGTTATGAACCCATTACAAGAATGTCAACATTGAAAGCTGTGGCTGCATCACAGTTCGTGTTGGAGGCTTTGTGACAGATAACCACCAAATTCGTATCGTCCCAAATTCCAACAACAGGTCCGTTAGCCACCACTGTTCTGAAAACAACTCCAGTCACAGCATCGATGATAGAGAGACCACAGATTGCAGCACTTAGTTGGATACCTTCCGTTTGGTAGGCGGATACGACACATCTGACTCTGTGCACTCTCTTATTTCCCATTACTGTGATTGGAACAACTGTATAAGTAAAAGTTGCAAAAGCCATTTTCGTACCTCCTTATTGGTCAAGAGTCAGCCAGATGAGACTTGGATGTTCTGCGGCTGATCCAATTTGAACAACAACACCCCAATCCTGCGTGGTTACTCCTGTGAGAAGCTGTCCATTCACGTCATCAACTCCAGCCATTGCTCCAATCGTGTAGGTAGCACCACAGAAGATTGAGCAAAATCCTCCTGTCTGCAACCAAGCATGGTAAGTGACGGTGGCTGTTGATTGTGTAACGGTAATGAGTGGAACGCCAGTTGGTCTGTTCGTTGGGGTTGTGGCTGGGTGAATGACAACCGCACGCCAAGGATCTCCATAAAGGGTAGCTTTGGTTGTGGTAGCGGTGAGAGCACAACCAAGAGGATCGTAGAGATGGAGACGAAGGGTACCACCTGCTGCAGCAAGTGCTTTGTGACTCTTGATCTTGTAAGCACTTCCCTCACCAATCGCCACGCCACCGGCATTGAACCAAAGATAACCTCCTGCGTATTGGTTGACGACAACTGCTGTTGCCCCATGTGTTACGTCAACGTAGGTCTGTCCTATAACAGCTGACGTTGTAACGGAAATGTTAGCAGCGTGAACAACTACGGTAGCACCCGTGGTCATATAACCTGGTGAAAGCGCTGCTCCCGTTCCGTTAGAGCCATACCGAAAAATTCGATCCCCTAATCTGAGTTTTTCACCAAGTATGTGATGTTGCTCTGTGGAGAGTTCATAGATGGATTGTCGAGAGACCGTAATCTCTCCCTTAAAACTTGTGGTTTGTCCTGGTACACTTGTTAAAGCCATTTTAAAATCCTCCTTTTGGTTTTGTCTACCTCATACTCTCATTGGCTTGAAAGCGGAGGTTGAAGTTGTCTCCCTCTATTTCTTACCCACGGAGGGAGTTGCGTGGGCGTGTGGATAGGAAAGGAGCTAAAAACCACACGAGGTTTTTAGGTCAATCCTGTCATTATTCCCTGCACCCTACGTTGCTGACAAATGAGATTGCCCATCGTAAGCAACTGTCTAACATAAGCGTCCTGATTGGTTGGTGTCTTCTCCGCCGTCCAGTCGAAGTTCTTGTGTCGATTGAAAACAAACTTCCAGAAGTCGGTGTTGAGGAAGAACATGTAACCAGCAGGACAATGATTATCAACGATCATATCAGCATGACCGTTGAAGTTGATGCCAGTGAAACCAACCTGAGCCAACGATGACTTAGAGTCAAGAAAGCGTTGTTGAGGTTGAACCCGTGCCCACACTTTATCATAGAGAGTCTGCGTTGTGAAGATCAAATCAGGCTTCTTCTGTCCGATGGTGCATGAACCAATCATTGAGTTGATGGCGTCGAGAGTGACTGCACCACCCGTTGAATCGATTTGAGCTGTCCACCAGGTATCGGTTGCGCCTGAAATGCCTCCGTAGGAAGCGTAGGTGGTGCTGTCGATGGCATTCAGTAAACCATCGAAGTCCTTCGATACGTTACCCGTACCATCACCAAAGATCATGTTAGAGAGGAGTTCGTTCATGGTCATTGTAGCTGTCTCCATCTTCGATTGGAGTAAGCCAATGACCTTCTCATCCCCTTCTGTCTTGGCAATGTCGGTACCTGGGATTGTAACGTTGACGTAGACTGCCTTCCAATCCCACTCAGCCATTGTCTGTGTCTGCTTATATGAGATGTCGAATGCATCGAGTCCCATATAAGAGCCACCTGCCAACTGTCCATACAACACAGGTTGAACAATCTTAGAGCCGGAGTCAAAGATGATCTGCGACTTGGCTAAGAGTTTGACAAGAAGGGCATTTCCAACAAAAATCTGGTCGATCAGGGTAGGAATGTATTTCTTCCTCACCGCAGCGTCCATGTCGTTATATGTTAGTGCCATTTTTTCCTCCTTCGTTAGTGTAGAGCGTAAGCTAACGAAGGTGACTTTATTGGTTCATGTTGTGAACCAGGTCACTTCGTTTCCCCAACGGCTCGTTCTTTGAGAAATTGTTGTGTGGCATCAGTAAAGGATTTTGGAGCCTGTTCTGGCTTTGTAAAGGTTAAAGGAACGGTACCACTTCCCGTCTCAAGAGTCTTCTTCGCTTCGGCTTCCTTCTCCTTGATACGAGTAGCGACCTTTTCTTCCACTTGTTTGCCAATGATCTCATCCCTATACGTGGTGTCGTACGCAGCACTTAAATCTCCGAGACCCTTCTCTGTCGCTGTCTTGAGCACCTTCTGGATGTCCATCTCAGGATGGGCGAATTTCTGCTCAACCAGATCGAGAGAGAGGGTGAAAGCGTTAGACAGTTTTCCTTGCTGTTCCGCAAGACTGTTGAGGCGTTTCTCAAATGCGGCTGCTCCTTTGTTGATCGCATCGATCACCTCTTGAATGGTCGGTCCGCCATCGCCCTTACCTCGTTTTCCCTCTTTGATGTTAGGATTGGGAGTTATCTCTCCCTCACTTGGCTCCCAGCCATCGGGGAACGCCTCAGCGTACCAATCCTGCCATTCGTACAACTTATCTTCAAGTTGTTGGTGACGAGTTTCGAGGGCCCTCGAACCCTTCGACTTCTCTGACCATTCTTGAAACTTCTTCGTCACGCCCGCTTTCATGGCGTTGTACACTTTCTGCAACTCAGGATTTTTCTGTATTGCTTCGAGATCCTCTTTTGTTGCGAACTCTAAATCTCTGTCATCGTTCAGTGTCATTGTCATTCTCCTTTTCTCTCCTGCCCCACGCTCCTTTCCACAGTCGATGTGAAGGGTTTGTAGGAGAGGGAGTGGTTAGAAATTACAAACCTGCCCCCATTTCTGGAGACTCTTCTTCACCCTCTTCCTCTTTCGGTCTTCGAGGTCGCCTCTGCTTTCTTCCTCCTGTCTGTGGAGGTCCACCTGCTTCTGGTCCACCCAGTGAAGTGAGACCTTGTTGAAGCGTTTGCATAGCTTGTTGAACGATGGGGGCAATGTTAGGGTCAAGCTGTGCCGCTTGCATCAACGCATCGGAAGCTCCCATTACAAGTTGAATAGCTTGTTGCTGTCCTCCTTGTTGCTGTCCTCCCATCCTTCCACCCATTTGCATCAACATATCAGCAGTGCGTGGAGAGCGACCCTCAGTCATCGATGGTACGCTTCGCTCACTTCCTCGAATTGGAGGAGGAATTTGTTCTCGTTCGTTTGGCATTTTTCCTCCTTTCTCTCTTTTCACATTAGAGAGAAGAACCTCCCCTCACCTTTGTTAGAATAAGGGGAGGAGTCATTGTTGACTATTGAGTTTGGAGAGTTAACGGAATCACACGATCAAGCCCCGTTTCCCTCGACCCTTTCTTCCACCACCTTTACCGCCTTTACCACCTTTACCACCTTTTTTCTGACCACCTTTACCTTTTTGGGCCATTGTACATCGCCTTCCTTTCTGGCTGGATTAGGATTGTCGCTTGCCACGGCGAGTCCTTCTCTTACTATCGAATGAAACTCTTCACAGTGTATCCACCGATCCCTGCAAGAGCACCTATTGAGATACTTAAAGCAATACCGTTCATTCCTTTGTAGAGAGCAACCAACTCTAAAATCAAGATAAAAGTTGCACAGATTAAAGGGATAAATTTTTCTGTAGTGGACTCCGTTTTCATTTTTATCTCCTCATTAAGGCCATTCTCGTCACTTCTCGACCACTTTGCACCCTACTCTTTCCCCTTCGTAGATGACCTTTGCGAAATTGTTTGCGAAGGTAACGTAAGCGATTTGATGTTCGACTCATCCCTACCTCAACTTTACGTGTAGGCTATCGATACCACAACAGCAGCCGCAGGACTCGCCACGCCTGCCGTGCCTCCTGTCGTGACCGTTGCAACCTGTAAACCAAGTGTAAAGACAATCCCTGCCGTCGCTACTAGAACATTCCCTTTAAACGCTGCTGGCACTTTAATAACCCAATCAGGAACGGTTGTGCCTACAACGACAGCAGCTGCCAAGTCCCAAAGTTTCACAAAAGACGGTGCAGCGCAGAGGGAGTTGTCGACGTGAATGACATAGAATGTGCCTGTTGCAGCTTTGATAACGACGGCTGCGTTGGCACTCACTGTGTCTTGAAATAGGTTCGTTGCGAGAGCCGTGAGAATGAGATTTGACACTGCCATATTATCCTCCTTTACTTCCCAATCTGTGGTTGTTGCATACCCATTTCACCTCGACCACTACCTCCACCTCTCAACATTTGTTTAGACAGCTTTGATGGTCGTCTTGGTGGACCTTCAACCCCCATTTGTTGTTTTTCGTTCGTTCTCTTGTAAACATCCTCCCAGTTAGGCCATTCAATTGTCTTCAACACCTCCTCTCCATCAAGCACGCCAGCTTGTAGTAATTGCATAGCAATGAGACCTTTTTGCCACCTTGTAATGGCAAGAGAGGAAGTGGGGACAACCTTATAACGAAAATCTTGAAAGGCTTGTGTGATTTTAATACCTGCTTTATCCAATGACTCTCGTATCTTCTGACGTTCCCATACGTATTGTTGAAACTTCCCATCGTCGCCAAGAAGGTTGAACATGCGATCTTCGGTGTAGTATTGAAAAATACGAGAGATTCGTTTCTGTCCGATGCGTTGTTGCAATGACTCAATTTGACGAGCTTTGAGACGAATAGCTGTGGAGGCAGCAATTTGTAGCGATTCAATCGCTGCACCACTCGTTACCTGTCCTGGCCTCCTTCCCTCCGTCGCTTCTGTGATTGAGGAGAGTTTCTCCAACCCAGTGAGGATTTGCATCAAGACGTTGGGAACGTAAGCGGGAAGGGATGGAGCAGGTTCACGTCTTAACTCTCTTCCAATACGTTTCCTTACATACGATCCAGGTTCGTTAGAGAGTTTGTCCCAATCCGTCTCAGGTAAGGCATCCTGATCACCTATCCATATCCCATTCCCCATTAGAATGGCGTTCTCAATGATGGTAGCCATTACCTTATTAAACATTACTTGAGGCATTTCCAACTTACTAACCTCATTGAATCCATAGGCTGAGTCGACATTGAAATCCCACTCCATCGCATCGAAGGGAAGGTTACCATCGAGGTAGCGATTACCTCCATCCTCAACGATGCAACCACCGGCAACGAGAACCTCCCGCCAGTTGGGGTATTTGAGCCCATCTTTCTCCTCCGTCTTTCTATCCCTTACCCAGTAGTCACGAACGAAGGAACGTGGAATGACGGAGGTTACGGATGGTTCGCTATCACCTCTCCCCCCAAAGAGTTGGCGAAGTTTAGCCCACACACTATCCTCTTTAACCTGAGAACTCGTACCGAAGTCAGCTTGAATGTCATCAGCCCTCTCCTTCCATCTGTCTTTGAGATAGTCGGTAGGGCGAACGGTGTCGAGACAAAAGTACTCACCATTGTTGAGATTGTAAGTTCGCATAACGAATGGGTCGAAGACACACGTACGAGGGTCGAGAACAACGATGTCAATATCCCCATGTCCCCAATCGAGTGATGGGTCGAAGCAGGTGTTGGTGTAAGCCATGCCGAAGTGTTGTTCGAGCATGACGAATTCTGTCAACTTCTGCTCCCACGATCGCTCCTCATCAATCCCTTCGTTTACCTTCTTAAGCATTGCACACACATCGTCAAGACCCTTCTTCCTACTCACGATGTCGAAGGTAGGTCGAGAATCGGTCAACATCGCTGTCTTCTTCTCCACGATTTGACCAAGGAAATTCATCACAGCGTCGATTTTATACTTAGGACGTTTGTCAGGCCAGGTCTTACCTCTAATGACGTCGATGGAGTGTTTCCAATTCTTACTCCACTTATCACGAGCCTTCGTCCCCTCGTCGTAAAGTTTGTTCAGATAGGCAAGAAGTTCTTGTTCACCTTTTGAGATTGCCACTTTTTACCTCTTCAACTTAAGTGCTTTCATTCCTGGTTGGTAGTAAACTGATTCGTCACTAAATGATGGATGTCCAGGTAACTTATAAAGATCAGAGAGATGTCCCGTTTCTGGATCAGAACTGAGTCCTCGAAGAAAAGCTCCACGTAAGTCGTAAAAATGACGTGGATCATCAGGATTTGGATTAAGACCAAGTCTCGTTGAGCGTTCTGTATTCCAATTTTGGAAGTTTTGTTCCATCATGGATGTAAATAAATCCTTCCATTTTGGTGGCGTCCAACCCTGCGATTCCACATTGAGAGTTCCAATATAATCAGCGACATCACCCCAACCTTCCATTTACATTTTCTCCCTTTTCTTTCCTGTTCGAGTGTAGAAGTCTTGCTCAATCCTATACTCTCTCTCCTCCACACTCTCACCCACAACAACATCCTTCTCATAGGGTAAAACGACGCCAGCCTGCTCTTCCACAATGTTGAGTGGTGGTGCTGGTGTCAGTTTAGCTTCTCGAAGGAGGCGATGGTAGCCAAGTTTGTGGTACCAAATCCACACTCGCCTTCCAAGTAAGTAAGTCACACCAATCGCTGCATATAAACTAAGCAGGAGCAATATAGATTCTGTCATCAGGTGCACCGTTGTCAACCTTTATCTGCAAACCAAACAACTCATTCTTCCCCCCCAATGCAGGACCAATCTGTCGATAGACATTAGAAGCGAGAACAATTTGTCTGGGTTTACCACCTTGTTTCACAACATTGTCTTTCAGTGATTGAATGTAGAGAAGGAGGCGTTCTCGTAATCGCTCCGTCTGTGCTTCTAACTTCTTCGCTAACTCCTCCTTACTCCTCTTCCCCCCACACTCATTGGAACAAAAGCGTTGACCATACTTGTGAGGAGTGAATTCGTTATGGCAATATTCACACACTCTTTTCAACTCAGCGATGACAGGGTCTCTCCACGAGGGGTCGAGATCGGGGGAGGATAGTGTGCCCTGTGTGTATTGAGAAAGAACGGAGCCAGCGATTAATTCCCACCTCGGTATTTTGAGAACGATGTCAGCGATTTCGCTGACAAAGTCTCGAATCGAAGATGGGAGTTGTGTGATGATGATGTTAGCTGCCGATTCGAGGATGTCAACTGGACGTCCTCGTATTTCTGGTGGTTCCCCCACTGGTATAGGAGTTTCATTAAGTACGTTACCAGCTACCTTCACTTCCTCAGGCTGTTCTTCCATTGGAGTGAGAATGTCAAGTGGATTTGTTCGTCCTCGTGTCATCGTTTGTCTCCTTTCCTCATTTGTTAATAATTAAGCCACGCCGTCTCATTATCTTTAAAATAACTTGCCTTCTCACTCCTCACATCACTTGGCATGTTAGAGACGTCACACTCCCAAGGCGACACAATCATCCTCGGCTTAGTCTCCGTGACAATGGGTGTAGAGAGCAATCCTAACTCCTTCAATAACGATGAAGATTGATAGGAGTGAGCCAAAGTAAACGTTGCAATCATCATTGCCATCACCCTGTCATCGAAACTCCCTCCATCCGCTTCACCTCCTGTCGATGAGCGTTTAATGAATGACATCATCTCATCGACGAGTGCCTCGGAGCGTAGGATTAAGATGTCAGCGTTAATGCAAGCGGAGACGTAATCACAGAGGAGAGGACGGGTTGCGACATTAGTGTCCCAACCCAACCTACTCGTTAACTGTTTACCAAACCTATCGAAATACTGCCACTGATAAATATTCCAATAATGTTCCTTCAACTCATTCAAGCAAGTCAAACCACCACCCCCTGCGTTAATCTCTGGTGACAACATTCCCTCATTATAGTAACGACCAAGACTGATCGCCTTACCTGCCAACACGACAGGGTCGACCCAGTCTCTCCACTCCGCTACCTGTACGATGTGAGGGGAGTTCTTTGGAACTCTGAGCACTTCGATGCAGGCAGGGTCACCTGTCTCACTCTCACCCGTTTTGGGATCAATACCTAATACGTACTCACATCCAGGTTCAGGGTCTTCCCATAGTAAGAGTGGACCGTCTGCATTCTCCACCTTACCGTATGGGGTGATGTCACCAATGAAGACAGGGGGGACGCATTTGGGGAGGAGTTCTCGTAGTTTCTTCCGAGAGAAGTAAGGGAGGCCAGATGCGATGAATGCCTCCACGTCGTCGACAGGATACTCCTGATGGAAGAGATCGATGTCATCTTGTAAATCCATGATCTTGTGTCGACGCCAATGGAGTTGGAAAGGGGTGGCTTTCTTCTTCCCCATTAACATCTTCTCCTCATCGTCGAGTGAGGAGATAAAGTCACCTTCCTCATCCTTGTAATCCCACTCCCTTACATACTCAGGAAATTCCAACCAGGAGAAGAAAATGGGGGTGAAGTTGGAATCTCCTTCCTTCGCTTTTAACCATTCGTTGTGAAAAAAGTTACCACGTCCATTGGCCGTCGACTCTAATACCAACACCGAACCTGGCACGTCAGGGACGGCGGGTATGACGGAAGGACATAAGGTGTCTGGGTCGTCGTAGAAGGCCACCTCCGAGAGATGTCCACAAGTGTAACCACCTGATCGAAGAGCTGTTCCTTTTCTCGCACTATAAACTTCAATACGAGAGCGAAGTCCTGGATTGGTGAAACGATCTTTATCGTTGGGATTTTCAAACACCAACTCTTTCTTCGATGAGTAACGAGTCATGGGGCGATGGGAAGGTGGAAGCATGTCGTAGTACAACCTTGACATCTCAAAAATCGTATTGAGTCCATCCTTGTCTTGGGCGATGATGAAGGAGTGGGTGAATTGATTAGTGACAACTTTGTGAAAGAGGCGACCCTCAACGTAGGTAGAAATACCCTCTCTTCGTGCCTTGAGGACGATGATACGGACGTAACCGACGTCTTTGAGAAGTTTTTCAAAAAGGTTGTGGAGGCGAAGTTGCGTGGGGTTAAAATTGAGAGGGATTATTTTCTCTACTTGGAAGGTTTTGGGACCATAATACGTCTTAATACGCAGGAAGCGAGGGGCGTAGTAGGCGAAATCTTTAATCTGATTGAAGTTGGAGTCAGGTTCAACCTGATTTGTCATCCTCTTTATCCTCTGGAGGAAGGTCGACCATGTTGTCATCGTCGTCAGCTAACAGATCGCTGAGAGCTTCATCCTCTTCTTCGATGAGAGTGTCGAGAGGGGGCATCTCACTCCCTGATTCATTATCCGAACCAGAAAGTGAGCCATTCCTCGGTACGTATGTTGTCTCCTTAAATATCACCTCCCTCTCCAACCTCTTCTCATACGACAAATCGGAGGGATTCGTTGGCTCGGTAGGTTCAATGGAAGGCATTTGTCTCAGGATACGACCAAAGAGATGTGTCAAGGCTTTATTCCCTGCATCGACACGATAGGGTAATGTAATCTCTTCATTATTCACAATGGATTTGAGAAGTTCCGCTCCACTCTCACTCGCATCAATTATCCTATCTTCGATGGCGAGGATGCGTGTTTGTCGCTTCTTCAACTGACGTCTGAGTTCAAGTTGAAAGAGAGGTGATGTGACGATGATGGAGATACGAGACTGTGACATCCCCAAATCTCTTGCTATCTCCACTTCTTTCTGCCCCAACATGAGACGATTCATTATCTCAACGTGTCGAGGGAGAATGCGAGAGATTTGAACAGATTGTGCCATATCACGCCTTTTCTACCCCCCATTATAAAATAAAAAAAAGGGAATGTCAAGATATTTCTTATGGGATAAGGCATTGTAAAGATTGAAGAATGCGATATAGCACATTATAGCTATGAATGGCCCAATATGGCACATTCACCATTCTCACTGACACTACCCAATTCTGGCTGATATGATAGAGAGACAGAGAGAAAGGGAGTCAGAGAAAAAATGCGACTACTAAAAATTGCGAAAGTGAAAAAATGTGTGGTTAGAGGTCTTATCCTACTCGGCGGCCACACTCCCCCTAACCCCTACTATGGAGG